TTGACGCTCAAGGAAATTTTTAGCAGATTTTTCGGAAGGAAGGATTAACCCACGGCGTTGAATTAAACTAACTTGCTCTTCAATGCTAAGGAACTTCTTCCTGCGGTTCATTGCTTCAGAATAGCAAAGCCCCCCTCTCATATTGAGCTGTTCCTATGGGAAGCTTGGAGGGGGTATCGATTGACTAGATTATAGCTCAAAATGCGCAATTTTAGTAATCATTTGCGCAAACTTTTGTTCTCGGGCCGCGAATTTGGAAAACGCTGCGGTAGTCAATTAACGAGGAGTGGCCACCGCTAATAATCAAGGGCGCTTGTCAATAGTGGTTGTAAAACCTCTGAATCCAAAGTGCACAGAGGATCTGCAAAGCCCCCAATCGGCACTCAGCAATATGGGAGCCTAGGAAGGCGGAAAGCCGGTGGCGAAAGAGGGCGTAGACAGGCGCAGCTCTAGCAATCGTAGTACGCCCACAACCCACTAAATACCCCCTCGACCAGCACGAACACTGTCTCTAGACCCCTCATCATCGCCCGAAATCCCGCACAAATCCCGCACCTGCGGCACCATCCCACGCAACCCCTCACCGGCACCAGGAAACAGGTGCGAGTACACATTCAGAGTCATCGACGCCGAAGCATGCCCCAGCGCCCGCTGCACCATCACCACCGACGCCCCGGAAGCAATCAACGACGAAGCATAAAAATGCCGTAAAGCATGAAATGTCGTATCCACACCCGCCCGCCGGGAAAGCCTGCGAAATTGCGCCGACAAACTCGAAGAAGAAAGCGGCCTGCCCTCCCTCGTGCAAAATACAGTCTCCTCTGGCGCCCGCGGCACCCGCTGTAGCTGCTCCTCAATAACCTGCACCGTCCCCGGCCCAATCGGCACTACACGCCGCGAGGACTCAGTCTTCAACGGGGCAAAATCACCACTGCGCTGACTGATCTGCTCCACCACATGCACCTCACCACGCAGAAAATTCACATTCCGAACTCGCAGCCCACACAACTCACCAGCGCGCAAGCCAGTCTCCGCCGCGACTTGAATCATCACCGCCAACGTCAGGTTAGGGGCACGACCCACACCGGTTCCCCGCGCTGCACGAAGCAGCGCTTGCACATCCTCGACCGTGGGAATGTCCGCACGCTCGGCGCCTACCTCCGTCCGCGGAATCTTCACCCCGCGCATTGGGTGACGCCCCACCACATCATCCAGCACCGCCTGCGAAAATACCCCGTGAAGAATGGAAGCCAACATGTTAATAGTCGACGTGGCCAGTGGCTTATCACCAGCCCAGCGGCGCGGCTTCTCGAGAGATGTCATCCACGCCCTGACATGCGCCGGCTTCACACTCTGCACGGGCATATTCCTCAAATCCCCCAGATTCGCAAGAAGCGATCGGCGCGAATTGCGGGTAGAAGTATTACCCGCCTCGTCAACGCGGGCCTGGACTAAATCCTCTACCGTGACATCGCTCGGCTCAATGTATTCCCCGCGGCGTACAGCCCTTTCCATTTCTTGGAGGTGTGCCTTTGCCGCCTTCTCGCGGGAAAAACTTTTAGACCTCTCCTTGCCGGACGGGTCCCGCCAGCGGGCAACGTAGATCTTCTTCCCGGCTTTGTTAAGCCGTTTCTGAATAGCCATCAGATACACTTCTCCTGTCAGGTCATTTTTTGGCTTGATGTCCCCGCCCTTGGTGCTGCACTTCCACATATCGAGCGCCAAGGGCGGTCTTGTCTTATACTGCTGGTGGCCCACATCCCCCCGTGGGCCCAGGGTGGTCCCGTGTATTGAGCTCAGCTCCACGGGGCCACCCCCAGTTTTACAGGCCAAGCGCCTTAGCTTTAGCTGCCGCAAACTCTTCATCAGTCAGCACGCCGGCCGAATGCAGTTCGGCGAGACGCTCAACCTCGGAAATACCGATACCCACATTTGATGATCGGCGAGTTTCTCGGGATCGTGACCTGATCTCTTCGGTGACTTCTTTCATCGTATTCGTGACGCATCGTTTGAGCTCAATAGTGTGAGAGCCGTGCCTCAGAATAAACGAACCCCCGTCAGCGCCTACCTCTGAAACGTCCTCGTAGCGCAATTCACGCACTGTTGATCGGATTCCAGAGAGACCAGCAATGAGGATGCGGTTGTCGGTGGGGATAATGAAGGTTTTAATCCCATTTAGCTCACCTGCCATAGGTTGAGTGTAGGATTCACCTTCTTTCAGTTGAGCACCCCCTACGCGAGCCGCCATCATGTACCTACGGCGAATCAGTTTCGGCAAGTGCTCAAGTAACGCAGACTGTCGCTCCTTGATGAGAGCTTCCTGAGCTTTCTTGTCGTCTGCTTTTTTATCTTTATCTTTCTTGAAAATGCCCATTATGCTGCTTGTCTTTCGTGTAGGGTTTGCCAGGTTTTGAGGATGTGTTGTGTGACTTCGAGTTCGTCGGCGATGGCGGGGAGGTGGCCGTGGTGCCATATGGCGGCAGCTTCGAAGTCGGTGGGGGTGATGAGGAGGCGGGCGGCGTATTCGTCGGCGCGACGCTCTTGGCGTTGGTCAAAATGACCGTTACCAGTTGGGGTGTCACCGTGGGCGGCGTGTCCTAGTTCGTGGGCTAGGACGCTTTTGTATTGGCCGATGGATTGACCACGCCTTGTGCTGATTATCCGCCTGTGGTGGTCATACCAGCCGGGGCACCCGCCGGTGTGGCGCTGTAGCTGCACGCCCATGCTTTCCGCTAGGAGGTGCAGCTCTACCGCGCTAATCGTCATCGGCATCATTCCTTTCTGCATCTTCATCCGGGCCGCTGTATGCAACCGCGCCTTCTGGCATTGAACCAGACGGGTTGGACATACGGGCCTTCTTGCGACGTTCAGCCAACTGATCCACTGGTTCATCTTCGATGAGCCGCAGGCGGCGGAGTAGTTCGTCGGTCAGTTCTTCATCGCTTGCTCGAGTTAGCGCGGTTGTCGTGCCGACTTCCTGCATCCACCTGGCGCTGATGAATCCGAGGTCAACGAGAGCCACAACGGGGGACTCATCGTAAGCCTGGGCAATTTTGATGATGAGGTCTGCGCTTAGCTCGTTAGCTTTCAACTGGCGGCCAAGGGTCGCATCGGAGATGTTCGCTCGGCTTGATACATGCCTGTTGGAGTCGCCACGAGTAACGCGCTTGTACCAATCGGTGTGCGTTTCTTTCATGCTTACAACGTATCAGATATACGGAAGTGCGTCAATGTGATAACCCTTTTACGCAGGCAGTTTGTAGCACTTTTGTAATTCGACTTGCGTAATTACGTGCAGTGCAGCATAATGATGAATGTGCAGCGAAACGATGCACTTATTTCAGAAGGAGCCACAATGACCGCAAAGTTAGACCCCACGGTTATCGACCAGCTCCGCGAACAGTACAACTTCACCAACTTTGAGCAAGTAGGGCAAAAGTTGGGCCGCACCTCGCACACCGTGCGCAAGTGGTACCGCGGACAGACTGTGCCCAGCACTCAAGACCTGGTGAAACTTCAATTTCTCACTGGTCGACCGTACGGCACCATGCTCGTCATTCAGAACACTGCCGAGCGCGCCGCATAGAAAAAGCCCCGCACGAAGCGGGGCCACCAAACCAGTAAGGAGATTATATCACATGAATATTCAACCGTTCGACTTTCAGGGCCATGAGGTCCGAGTCATTGCGGAGGACCCGGAGAAGCCGCTTTGGGTTGCTCGTGACGTCGCCACCGCCCTCGGATACAAAGACCCAACAAGTGCTATCAAGGCTCATTGTCGTGGGGTGGCGAATCACCACCCCATCCAAGACCGGTTAGGCCGCACCCAAAATGCCCGTGTTATCGCGGAGCCTGACCTTTACCGACTCATCGTTGGTAGCGACCTGGAGACCGCGCAGGAATTTGAGCGCGTCGTATTCGAGGAAGTCTTGCCGTCGATTCGTAAGCGTGGTGGGTATCTGACGCCGGAAGCGGCGGAGCAGGCATTGACGGACCCGGATTTCATCATCCGCTTGGCTACCGACCTTAAGGAAGAGCGGGCTGCCCGCGCCGAGCTGGAAGCTCAGGCTGAAACCAACCGCCCAAAGGTGTTGTTCGCCGACGCCGTGTCTACGTCTAAGTCGCACATCCTGGTTGGCGACCTGGCGAAGATTCTCCGCGGTAACGGCATCCAAGTAGGCGGGACACGCCTGTTCAAGTGGCTACGTGAAAAAGGCTTCCTGATTAACCGCAAAGGCACCGACTGGAACATGCCAACTCAACGGTCAATGGAACTTGGGCTTTTCAAGGTTAAAGAAACCACCGTCGTTCATTCCGATGGTCACACCTCGTTGTCAAAAACTCCGAAGGTGACGGGCAAAGGCCAGGAGTACTTCATCAGCCGGTTTATGGATGGCCGCTTCCAAATCGACGAAGTGGCTTAAACGGTTACTCACTCACAAAAAGAAAGGCCCCACCATGAGCACCACCAACACCGCATACATCGACGCCTACACACTCGGCTACCTCAAAGCCGCACTCAAAGAACACCTCAAACCAAGCATTGTTGAAGAACTCTTTACCGAAGCAGAGCAGGCCGCTCTCGACGCTGCCATCGCAAGGGCAGGACATTAAGCACCTAAAAACAGAAACTTAGCCCGACGAGCAGGCAGGGGAGTGCGAGCCTCCCCACGGGCACTGGGACTCGTGTGTCCTGAATTTTCGTCAAAGTGACTTAACCCCGAGGGGTTAGGTCTAGGCGGAAAACGTTGTATCGAGAACTGAATTAGTGGATCAGCGCCACCAGCCCTTGTGGTGCCTGTGTTGACGGTGTAGCGACCTCGCACGGGCGTAAATGGTGGCGCGCATATAAATACCAGGCCTGAATGGACCAATCACTTTTCTTTTACACCTACAACAGTGGCAAGGGGAATTGTGCTTACAAAAGACTACTGGGGTTCGATTCCCCAGCGGGCTACTGGGGGAGTAGAGAGACCCGGCCGCTTCGCCTAGCGGGTCTCGTAAGCAAGCCACTATGCGCGGCCTGGCCGTCGGCTGCGTTGGCGCGCTCTACTCCCCATCCATGAGTAAAGCCCCGTGCAGTAGCTGTGCGCGGGGCTTTCTCAATCTATTTTCAATCCACCTCATCACCACAATAAGGAGGACACGATGAAGCCTACCAAAACGCAGGCCTATTCAGTCCAAGAAGTCGCCGCCCTGCTAGGGATCGCCCCGTCGACACTGTATGACCACGTGCGCGCCGGAAAAGTAGCCCACCTGCATCCCATCACGGTTGGTACTCGCACTGTATTCCCTAAGAAGGTTATCGACGCTCTCCTAGACCCGGCGGTGAGCGCATGAGCCACCTCAAGGATTACGCACTCGGCTGCGTCTTCGGCTCGTTTGTATTCGCCGGCATTCTGATTGGGGGAATCGCGCTATGACCACCTGGATTACTGCTATGAGCGCCATCGTCTTGATTAACCTGCTGGGCACTATGGCCCTGTCGGTGGTGGTTAACCACCGCATTAAGCAAATCGAAGATGACGCCACCCGCGCCTATTACCGTGACCGCGCTTTATCTGACGCTATAAGCAACCTGAATAAGCGCATGAACCACCACCTCGGGATTGCGCCGTCGGAGGCCCCTAACGCGGAAGAAGCAAGCCGCATTGACGATCTCCTGCGCGACCACACACCGAGGAGCAAGCAATGACCCCACGGAAAAGCATTACCCACATACGCATCATTCAAGAAGAGTTTGACCACTTCACCCGCTGCGGCATCTCTCGGCCCCTGGCCGTGGCCCGCCTATCTCATGTCTATGGCACGCCGCCGTCGGCTATCGAGGGCTACCTGACGCCGCATAAACGTCGAAAAGAAGAAGAAAAGATGAGGAAGTATGAGCTCCAAAATTCTTAAACACCCACCACGCCCCGGAACTGACGAGTGGCGCCGCACCATGTCAGGCTCAAAGATTGCCACTATTTTGGGCCTGTCTCGATTCCAGTCACCGTTCTCGCTGTGGCATGAAATGGCCGGAAACGTTGAGCCGGAACCGTTTGATGAGGAGACTGGCGCGTGGGGCCATATCGCAGAGCACTCGCTGGCCGAATGGTGGAAGCACCACAACCCCGGCTGGCAGTTGAATGCCGGCAAGCCGGGGGAGACGGAGATCACCTACAGCCGTGACGATCTCCCATTCCCGAATCTTGCCACCTTGGACCGCCGCGCCATGAACCGTGCCTTTGGTGTGCGTGACCCGCGGCGCTTCCACATCATCGAATGCAAGACCGCCCGAGACCTCGCAGACTGGGGCCGCCCAGGGGAGGATAACGCCGTACCCGCCGACTACTACGCCCAAGTTCTTTGGGGCATGGGTATTAGCGGTATTCACCAAGCCAGTATCTGTGTTCTGGGGCCTTTCGGTGCGCCGGAAATCCACACTGTGGAGTGGAGCCAGCCGGTGTTTGAGGGCATGGTCGCCAAAGCCGCCGAATGGATGCAATCCCTCGAGGACGGGGAAGAGCCGGAGCTTAGCGACTCGAAGCGCGACTACACCGTTATTCGCGGACTACACCCTGATATTGATGCCCACGAGTCCGTAGATGTTGACCGTGGCCAGGCCGTTGCGTGGCTGGACGCAATCACGGCCGAAACGGAAGCAAAGAAGCAAGCCCAGTCGGCAAAAACGCAGCTTGCCAAGCTCATGGGAAACGCGAAATACGCCACCGTGAACATCCCGGGGCGTGACAAGCCCGTGAAGCTAGCCGACCGCCGCGCCAAAAATGGCGGCACACCCTACGTTCAATTCAACAAGAAAGCCAACCTCGCCGATGCCTAACCCCGCAGACATGCCGGCACACACCACGGAAGTCTTCCAAGGCCTCGCCCTCCTCGCGCAGGAAGCGACCTTCCTAATGAAGCGGTTCCTCTCACACGGCTATACCGAAGACACCGCTGTCACCCTCACAGAAATCACCCTCGACCGACACGACACCAAGGAGAACTAACCATGACTGAAGTTGAAACCTACACCGCACCAGCCACCCCGGCCTCCCCGGACACCAGCCAAACCCTCATGGAAAAAGGCGTTGCCAAACTCCGCCAGCATGCCGAGCTTAAAGCCATGGCGTTCGACTATGCGGATTTCATCACCAAGACCGGCGCATGCCCATCTATTTACAAGGGCAAGCCGATGGACGCCGCTGCAGCCATCATCCGCGGCACCGCTTTGGGCTTCGACCCGGACGGTGCGCTGGAAGCTTTCTTTGTCATCAACGGCAAGACCGGAATGTACGCCCGCGCCATGGTCGCCGTTGCTGAAAACGCCGGCTGCGAACTCTGGGAGGTGGAAGCCTCCGATAATTCTGTTACGTGGGCAGGCCGCAAGCCCGGCGGGCACGAACAGCAAGTCACCTGGACTATGGACCGCGCCAAGAAAGCCGGCTACACGAGCAACAAACGCTACGGCACCAACCCGCAGGAGATGCTGCGCTCCAAGTGCCAGGCAGAATTAGCCCGCATGATTGCCGCAGGCCCACTCATGGGCCTGTACTCAGAGACCGAGGAAGCAGCCTTCGAGCCAAAGCCGGTTAAAGCAACGGCTACTCGTCAGCAGCCGCAGCAGTCGCGTGGACTGTCTGCGATTGCCGCAGCAACGAATACCGCGCCGCAGGAGGAGACGGTAGATGCTGAAGTCGACGGTGACGATGAGTTCCTGGCCGACATTAAAAACACCGTGGCCGGCATGTCCACCACGACGGAAATTAATGAGTTTGCCGACGCACTAAAAGCAGACGGTGACGTGCCGGAAGCCGCTAAGCAGATCATCATGGACCGCTACAACCAGCTAAAGGAGAAGTAAATGGACTTCGTATTCGTAGACGAACTGCCACCAATTCAAGGCAGGACCACGATTGACAATGAGCGTGCCGAGGAGCTTATCGACGAAATGCTGGCTAACCCCGGCAAGTGGGCAAAGGTTCCTTACGTTTGGCTCTACCCGGACGCCGAGGGGCAGGCGGAAAAGAAGCTGATTGGTCGTGCGCGGAATCTCTCGAACCGTATTCACCGAGGCGAAATCCGACCGTTCAGTGACTACCCGTGCGAGTCCAGGGCTCGCAAGACCGACTGTTACATCCGTATTAGTGCCACCAAGCGACAACTCAAGGAGATGGGCTTTTAATGATTGACGTAATTACCCTGACTGGCGGACTACCTAGGGACGCGGAGCTACGCTTCACGCCTAATGGTGCCGCGGTGGCTAACTTCACCCTCGCTAATTCGGATAACAGGTTCGACCAAGAGCAGAATCAGTGGGTAAAGACTCGCAGCATGTACCTAGATGTGACCATCTGGAACGAGCAGGGCAATAAGCAGAATCCCACCCCGTGGGCTGAGATGGCCGCCGATTTGAAAAAGGGCGACCAGGTAGCCGTCACCGGCAAGCTGATTACGCGCACGTGGGAAACCAAAGAGGGGGAGAAGCGCAGCAAGGTGGAGTTTAACGCCATGCGCTACTACGTACTTCCCGCGGCACCACAACAGCAGCCCAGCCAGGCACAGCAGCAGTGGAACAACGCCGCACAGAACGGGCAGACAGCCACCAGCGGCGCATGGTCCACTCCACCAGCCCAGGCAGGCCAAGACCAAGCCCCTCCGTTCTAATGGGCTACATCGAGATTAAGGCCGCAGACCTCCCCAACTACAAAGGCAAACGCGTGGCCTTATTCCCCGCCGCCTTCGACCCGGACTCAATACCCGACCGCATCACCTACGCCGCCGAATACGACGGCACAGTTCACGGGGCCACCAGAGACGGACGCTTCGCCCTCAAAGCAACTTCAACCGTCCTCGTCGACCCCACAGCATAACCCCGCTGTTTAGGACCTCCACAGTCCACACGCGGGGCCTTTTCGTATGAAAGGAACCCAAATTGCTTTATTACTCATTAGATAAGGATGCGCATCAGCCTCGGTTTGCTTATGAGGGTGATGCTGGCATGGACCTCGCCCTGAAACACGACCTGACGGTGCCCGTGGGCGCCCACAGGGTAGGCGATACCGGCGTGCATGTTGCTGTGCCCCGCGGGCATGTGGGCATGGTGTTTGTGCGCAGCTCCACCGGTATTAAGAGGCATCTGGTGCTTAGTAACGGCACCGGCATCATCGACTCCGGGTATCGCGGCCCCATCAAAGTCAGCCTGCACAACACCGGCAACGAGACCCAGCACATCACCGCCGGCGACTACATCGCACAACTCGTAGTAGTCCCCATCGCCACCAACAACATCGCCGAAGTACCCCAACTCCCACACAGCGAACGCGGCACCAACGGCATCGGAAGCAGCAAATGAACCCCTACTACCAAGACGACTACATCACCCTCTACCACGCAGACTGCCTACAGCATTTGGACATGCTCAACCAAGCAGACGTAATGGTCACAGACCCACCGTATGGAGTTAAAAACAGTTCCAGAAAAGGCGGATACAGAGGAGCAGGGTCACAAATCTACAATGCCTCTCCAATCGCAGGGGATACGACCCTAGAGGCTAGGGACAAAGTACTAGCAGCCTGGGGGACTGGCCCGGCAATAGTATTCGGAGTCTGGTCCCGGCCACGACCAACAGGAACTAAAAGCCGTCTTATCTGGTGGAAAAAAGGGTCTGCCCCCGGCCCCACATGTTCGGCTTTTATGACCCAAGATGAAGAAATCTACGTTCTGGGCAAGGGGTTTATTGCTACCTCGCCGCCGCAACGTTCCGTTATCGAAACGTCGGAACCCCGGTCTATTGAAGTCGCAAAGATTGGGCATCCGACACCAAAGCCAGTTGGCCTTATGGAGACATTGATTAACCGCTGCCCCGAACACTGGGTGATTGTTGACCCGTTTGCGGGGTCTGGTTCCACGCTACGTGCCGCTAAGAACCTAGGGCGCAAGGCGATTGGGTTTGAGATTGAGGAAAAGTACTGCGAAATCACCGCGCAACGCCTGGCCCAAGAAACACTAGGAATCTTCTAATGCCCACCCATCAGCAGCGTGAGGATATGCGGGCGTGGTTGGAATCGCAGGACATTTACTGCGCCCGGCCCGCATTCCTCGACGCACTCATCCAGTTGTTCCAATCCATAGAGAAAGGAGGAGAAGACAATGCCAGTAAGTAAATCTTTGCGCTTTGAAGTTCTACGCCGAGACCAATTCACTTGCCGCTACTGCGGCTCAAAAGCCCCAGATGTGCAACTACACGTAGACCACGTTGTCCCCGCAGCGCTAGGCGGCCCTGACACCCCAGAAAACCTAGTAACAGCCTGCGTTGACTGCAACGCCGGGAAAGCGAACCGCATCCTAGACGAGGACACAGTATCTGACATTGCGGAAGATATTGAGAAATGGCAAAAGGCAAAAGACCTTGCCGCCCAAAAACGTCAAAACACCATTAAGAACGTAGCCGCAGTAGGAGAGTACTTCCTGTCGGTATGGCCGCAGCACCTTGATTACAGCCTGCCATTCAACTATCCGAAAATCATTTACAACTACATCGCCCAAGGAATCAGCCAAGACGAAATTGAACACTTGGTCACGGTGGCCGTGAACTCGAATGCCCCGGCCGGTAGGAAGTTTCAATACTTCTGCGGCTGTTGCAGGAACGTCATTCGAGAAATTGAAGATTCCGCTCGCACCATAGAAGGAGGTGCCGATGATGCGTGATTTTGCTCAGATTAAGTTGTCTATCTGGAATGACGATTCGTTCCTTGATTTAAGCAGTGATGCGCAGCTTCTCTACTTTGTGCTCATCTCGCACCCCACCATGAACCGCGCCGGGGTGGGGACGTGGCACGCTGGCCGACTGTCTGGGCTGTGTGCGTCGTGGTCCCGCCCGGTGGTGGAGGCCGCAGCCCGTGAACTCATTGATGGTCGTTTCATCGTGATTGATGAGGACACGGATGAGTTTCTGGTGCGTACTTTTGTGCGGCATGACGGGTTGATGAAGCAGCGGAATCTGGCGACGACTATGGCGCGTGAGTTTGCTGCGGTGGGGTCGCGGTCGATTAAGGGTGTTGTTGTGTGGGAGCTTCGGAGGCTGCATGAGGAGCACCCGGAGTTTAAGGGTTGGGAGTCTGATGAGGCGTTGGCGTTGTTGAAGAAACGCGCCATTGACCCTTCCAGTGACCCCTCGGTTGACCCCTCCATTCACCCTAAGGTTGACCCTAGCGTTGACCCCTCGGTTGACCCCTCCATTCACCCTAAGGTTGACCCTAGCGTTGACCCCTCGGCTGACCCTTACGTTAAGGGTGCCATTGACCCTAAGGTTCACCCCTCCATTGACCCTAGCGTTAAGGGTGAACCCAAGGGTTCGGTTGACCCTAGCGTTGACCCTAGCCCTACAACCGCAACCACAACCACAACCAATCTAAGACGATTTCAGGAGGGGGGAACGTCGGAAGGGGTTAAGGGGGTTCGGGGGAAAAGGGGAAACCAGGCAGCCGCCAACGACAGCTCGGAGTCGGAAGCATCGAACCCCCAACCTCAAAATCTGGACGAGTTAGCGGCGGCTCACGCCGCACGCACTCGATGCCCCAAGCATCAACACATCCCGGCCGGCGAGTGGGTGGAGGAGGATTGCCGCGAATGCCAGAAACTCCGCCAGGGTGCTGAAGCAGAAGCGGAGCGTGAACGCGAAGCCACCCTTAAAGCTCGCCAAGAATGCGACCTGTGCGACCCCAACGGAATGCGCTACGAAGACGGCCAAGCATGGCGCTGTGACCACAAGCCACCAAGGAAGAAACCCCCATTCTGATGAACCGAAAACTGTCTGCCGTCTACGCCCTGCTCGTGGTCTACATCGCCGCGCTCTGCGGGTGGGACCTCCACGCCAACCACGACCCCATCAACATCCTGCTTAATGCCATCTCCCTCATCACAGTCACAATCCTCGTGTACGGCTTCGCCAGGGAATGAAAGAACCAACCCCAGAACGATAAACCAGCCCGCCAGAAGCCAAAGGAGCCACCATTTTGAGCAACACCAACTTTTTCACCACCGGAACACAACACAACAACCCCACCCGCTCCCTCGACCAAAAGCTTCGAGAACTACTTATCGGCCAAAAAGTCACCAAAGCCGACAACAACACCCTCACCCTCAACAACGGAGTAATCCTCGAACTCTACGAATCCGACCAAGACTGCTGCGCCCACGCCTACGGCACCTGGAAAATCACCAACCCCAACAACCTCGAAGCCGGAATCACCGACATCACCTACGAGCACGACGCTGAAGAACACTCGGATGAGTCACAGACCAACACCCTCACCATCAGTCTTCTTCACAATCAAAACCCAATCGCCCAAGCCCACTGCCAAGCAGATGACGGGAATGGTGGCTACTACTTCTCGGTGCTGTCCATGCGCGTCGCCATCAAAGGGCAAGAAAACAACCCCGACATCTTTCAGGTGCTAGAAGCATGACCAACACCATCACTTTCCGCGTCTTTGGGGAACCCGCGCCCAAAGGTAGTAAACGTCACGTGGGTAACGGCAGGCTCATTGAGTCCTCGAAGAAACTCCCCGCCTGGATGCGAGCCGTCAAACAAGAAGCCGCCAAAAACCGGCCCAGCGAGCCGATAGACGGCCCCGCAACCATCCTCATGCACTTCTACCTACCCCGGCCTAAACGGCCCCGCTATGACGCCCCGGCAGTCAAGCCGGATGCCGACAAACTAGCCCGCTCAATTCTTGATGGCTTAGAAGCCGGAGGAATCCTCAAAAACGACTCCCGCGTAACCCACCTCGAAGCCACCAAACACTACGCCACCAACGACACCCCACCCGGCGCCCACATCACCATCACATGGAAGGACACCCAATGATTTACCCCTGGCCCTTTGATGACACAGACGAACCCAACCCAGACGAACTCGAAGAACTCGAAGACGACTCCTGGAAAGACCGCGCCTACGACCTCTGGGCAGACAGGTAAACACCAACCACCGAAAGGACACACCATGACCAACCCATTCGACTGCATCGCTAACAACACCGCCCGCTACTTCACTCACCAGGGCATCAACTGCATGACACAGATGGGGCCGTTCACCATCAATGGGTATATCGAGCTTCCAGAAAACCACCCGTGGCTGGATTTCCCCGACATGATCGAGGTGCACCCCGACATCGAAGTTCACGGCGGAATCACCTACCACGAGGGCCGCGTAATCGGCTTCGACACCAACCATCTTGGGGACGGGCACCACCCCAGCGCAGAGCTTGCCTACCAAACAGGAGGGATTGCAGAACTAAGCATGTTTGGGGAAATACCCCACATCTGGACGTGGGAAGAAGTCGAAGTAGAAACCCGCCGCCTAGCAGACCAAGCAAAGGACGCCACCAAATGAGCACACCAACCCGCCTAGACATCATCCGTGCACATCAAACGCTTAATGACCTCAGAATCTTCCTAAACGCTAAGGGAGAGCTTGACTCTGACACCATTAAATACACCATGAGCGTCATCAAAAAGGCCCTCCCGCCTAAGCCGGAGCCCACAATGGCCGACGTCGAATGGGACGACGATAAGCACTACCTCGCAGAAGCAGAGAGTGCCCGATTCGGCAAAGTGGTCATGCTCGGTGAATCTTCTCCATCTACACAGATAGACATCTTGGTCAACAATGACCAGGGGATAGGCTTTCAGCTCGAACACCCCGCAGACCTCACCCCGACCGGCAAGCGCTACACACTCACGGAGGTCGAAACCCATGCCAGCTAGTCCACACCCAACAAATGAGTTCGCATTCTTCCCAGACCCGTCGTGGACAATTCTCACCCCAGAAAATCTAGCCGCAATGGCTGAAGAAGCGGACCAAGAAAGCAGCCATCAAGGAGACCACAATGACTGACCTCACCACCACCCACCTGAAATGCCTACTCGACCAATCCACACCAGGGCCGTGGGAAACGATAGAAGCGTACCCCGACGGAACACCCCGCTCGGACACGTCACGTCAGATAAGAAGCGCCGATGGCGAGTATTTGGGAATCATGTACGAGCTGGACGTGCGTCTAGCCGCCCTCGCCCCGGAACTCGCACAAGAAGTAATCCGTCTACGCGACGCACTCGGATACCTCGTAGAAGAAACACGGCTCGCCGCCGAAAATAGCGACGATGTAGTAGTCCAAAAGCGAGTAGCCGATGCCATAAAAACCACCGTCGCAAAAATCCAAGGAGACCACGATGAGTAAGCAAGACCGGGCGGCAAAAGCAATCAAGTTTGGGATTGCACGCGGCTACACCCCCGAACAGATCGCCACGCTGCTAAACGAACTTAACCTACTTGCCGAAGACCTACTCGAACCGTCATACATCGTTACGGTGTACGAGCAGGAACACCGTGTATGGGACGCCACACTTGGATTCACAGCGGAGGCGCAAACCGGCAGCAGCGACATCAAAATCTGGTGTTACTACGAGCCGGGGGAGTCGCTCACCCTCGCGCAAGCGCGCACAATACGCCAAGCACTCCACGCCGCAGAAAACTACGCAGAAAACTACGCAGGAGACCACGATGGATAACCAAGTCCAAGCAGCGCAGGTAATCCGCACATGGCAGAAGCGGCACAAGAACGTGATGGATGATAATCCTGATTGGGCCGCGCAAAACCTCGCAATCGACCTACACCAAGCAGGACTACTCGCGCCCGAGCGAATGATCCCACACCCGTACCCACCCAAGGACGTACACCAGCCCGCATGGGCACTACGAGACGCGGAAGATTACCACTCCCGCAGTTGGGTATCCGTACTAGGCAAAAGAATCTGGATAACTGACAGTCACGGCTGGGGTAAATCCATGACCACCGACCAGGCCCGTGACCTCGCCCACGCACTCCTAGCGGCCGCAAACCATGCGAAAGAGGAAGTATGAGTATCGCAGACCGGGCAGCAGAGGTCATAGAGAAAGTGGCGCGAGAATCAGAGACACCGGCCTTAACAGGCGCTTACGCAGCGTCTGCGCTTAAACAGGGAAACCTGCTTGCCCCAGACCTCCCTAAGCCAGACCGTATTAAACACAAGGCCATAACAGGGTGGTGGGGCGCAGCAGAACACGAGGGCGACACCAACCTAAAAGTAGACATCGTGGACGGTGAAATCTACGTCTGTACAGACATCCGGTCGTTCCCCGAAACACCAGACCAAGCCCGCCGCCTTGCCCTCGCATTGCTCGCAGCAGCTCAATACGCCGAAGAGGAGACCACCAATGACTGAAACTATTGAAGTACCTATCTCGCTCATCAAGGCGGGCGACCTCGACGCAATCCGCGAACTACTACCCACGCCGGAGACACTATTCGGCCGGTGGGCAACACACGTCGAGTATGGACGCGGAATCATTATCAGCGAATATCCAGACGAGGGCGATCTAGTCCGCTTTGCTTACAAAAATAAGTGCTTTAGCGGCGGAACAGACTGGGAATGCGCATACCTTGAAGACCTCACCCTCGACCCGGTAGAACTCATCACCGTTGAGGACTTCGAGAACGCACCAGCAGGCACCATCGTGGCGAATGGCGGGCGCTCCCCTTATGTGAAGCGGGTGCCGGGTGATTGGGAGGACACATTTAACGGTGTGCACTCCGCCGTGAAACTAGCAGGTATCTCTCTCAAGGTGCTCCGCTGGGGGTGGGGCGAATGAGCAAGCGTTACAAAGTCTTCACTACCAAGGGGACAGCAAGGACTTGGACATATGCGGGCGTGTATTGCACCTTCGACGAAGCCCTAGAAGCAGTAAACCAGCTCGCACAAGATAACCCCGGGCATGACCGACGGATCGTCAAAATAGTCACAACCGAGGTTTACCACTCCGCGGAGGACACCAATGACTAAGACACTCGCAGACCTCGCGCCCCACGAACGTGACGAACATGTAGGCACATGGGTAGACGTGCCGTACAAACCGCACCCCGTCATCTACATGGGTGATTTCGAAAGCACAGGCGCTATCAAGTACGGCGCAGTAATCCTCGACCCACGCTACGGCACCAACTACGAGCGGCTCGACGACTGCACACTACGCCCCGACCTACCCCGCGCATGGAACCCAAACGGCACCCCAACCGCAGGCATGTGGGAATACGACACCCTACCCGCAGACGACGCAGCAAACCCCACAGGCAAAGAGATAGTAGACCGTCGCTGGGTCGGAGAATGGGAGGAAGCCCCCAATGACTAACATGACCCCAGAAGAAGCACGACGCTGGCTAAAAGAGGGAATGGAAAACGGCAGCGTCCCACAACTTCACGCCCGCCGCGCCCTCGAAACCATCGCAGCGATGGGAGAAAAAGACAGCTCCGAAACGCCGCCACAATAGACCTGACCACCAGACCCCGCCACACAGCGGGGTCTTTTCTTATGCCCAAAGGAGAAACACATGAAGAAACCACGCCACTATCGACACAACCTCCACATGCCACGCCCAGCACGCGAACTCATCAAAAAATACCGCCACGAAAAGAACACCAACCGTCCACGACCCACAATTCTCTACCGCTAAGGAAACCACCATGGGCCACCTACACGCCCCAGCAGGCACACCATTCATCGCCAGCGTTTGTGGCGGCATACCCCAACTCGTAGTGCGCACCCACCACGCCACCGAGCACCAGGCTTGGTGGTACCTCAACGGCACCCAATGGCTCCAAACCGACCACCAAGACCTGGACTACATCATCCCACTAGAGGTAACCCCGCATGTTTAAACCCAAAGTCTGCAAAGCCCAACCACTCGCGTCCACCAGCGGACCCACGTGGGGAGTGGTAGCCGGCGCATACTTCTACCCCCTAGGTGACCACACAGCCGCCCTATGCGCCGCACACATCGTCGCCCTCCACCCGCGAGCCCTCACCGTCCTAGGAATCGACCGCTACTGGGCAGACCGCATCACCCTCACACGCGACCTACCTGCCACCACCCTCACCCACAGAGGCTGGCTATGACCCCAACCTTCCAAACATTCGTACCCGGCACACCACGACCACAAGGCTCCAAACGCCACGTCGGAGGCGGCCGCATGGTGGAATCCTCCAAATACGTAAAAGCCTGGCGCACAAAAGTCTCCCAAATCTCCAAACACGCCCACCACGGCCAACCCCCACTCACCGGACCACAACGCCTAGACCTCGTACTCGTCATGCCCGCCCGCAAAAAAGAACCACACCCCGGCGGCTGGCACACCGTAAAACCCGACCTCGACAAACTAATCCGCGCCATAGACGACGCACTCACCACCGCCGGTATAATCACCGACGACTCAACAATCACCGCAATCACAGCACTCAAACGCCGAGCCAAAAAAGACGAGCCACCCGGCGCCCACATCACCATCACCCCTCTAGGCGAAACCCAACCCCACTAGAGGAAACCCCATTGGACACCACTGAACTCACCCACAAAATAAACCACCTCCACACCGCCTACCACCACCTCGAAGAAGCCAAATACGCCACCGGACAAACCCGCGACGAACGCACCATGCGACCAGGCGGACGCCTCGGCCCCCAAACCCCAGGACACACCAAACCCGTCAACCTCTGCCTAGAACTAGAAACCAGACTCTACGACTACGTTTGCGACGCCAAACGCTACATCACACCCACCCGCATGCTCGCCAAGAACTGGGATACCATGCTGCCCTGGCTCAAATTCAACGCCGAACAAATAACCACCCTCGACCCCGGATACGTAGACGAACTCGCCCTAGAACTCGACTACCAAACCCGCCGCATCAACCGCCTAATCCAACCCACCGCACCACGCACCGACAGGCCCGAACCCTGGCACCCAGCCCGCACCGTCATCACCCTATGCGCCGGACAAGGCCACCGCGTCACCCAAGGACAACTACGCCAGCTCGCGCACCGCGGCATCATCGAAGCCCAATCCTCCGGCAACCGCAACCTCTACCGCACCAGCCAAGTACTCCAACACCTCAAAGGCCAGCACCAATAGCCGCAGCTCTTGCGGCCGTGTCACGCCAACTGCTATAATCGACGCGACGACTTAGTGCGCTTAGATTAAAATAGACGCTAGGTGCTTACATAGGTTTCTCAAGTTAACCTAAAGTTCATCTTCCTCTATGGCCTTTCCTAAATAGAGGGCATAATTTGAGTACCACCCAATAAGAAGTAGGAGGTACTCGATGGCTAGACTCAGGTTCAACACAGGCCGCGTTGAAGAAGAAATCAACAAGAAGCTCAACGAGCTTCAATTCCAAAAAGGGGAATCGGTCAAACAAACCGAGCACAATATAGAGCGTGAGCTAAAACGTTCTGGCATATCGCCGAATATGCAGAACGTCAGAAAGCTCGCTAAAAAGATGCACGACGAATAGTCGTCAAGAGAATACCCTCAACACACGTTGGGGGTTTTCGTCGTTTTAACCAGGCCTTGTAGCCACCTCACCTTGCAACTAACCATCACGCATTGAAACGTTAGAGCAACTCTGAGCAACAACACCGAGGCGCAGGCCGCTGGCTCACGACCAGAACAAGGCACAAAGAAAAAAGGGGGAGTGGGAGCATGCCCGCGAAAGGAACAACCACCGAGCGCGGCTACGATAACGGACACAAAGTGAACCGCGCCCGCATGCTCTACAACCTCATGGATGGCACTAAGTGCACCTACTGTGGGAAGCCGATGTACCGCGAAGCGGCACTGAACTTCGACCAGGCACCGCTAGAAGCAGACCACAAGCACGGCGATAAATCGAGTCCTGCCTACAGGCTGATTCACCGTCGGTGTAATCGGTCGATTGCCAACCACTGGGTTGAGCACGGCCCAGGCTGGTACGGCATCGAGGAGCCGCAGGACAGACCGAAAAGGCCGAAAAAGCCCGAAAAGGCGCGTGACATGCGAAAACGATTCGTTATAGAATGGTCGTTCTAATAATTAGTGGGGTGGCCCAATTATCTCGGGGTTTCCGCTCGACTCCCCCTTCCGGCCCTTGCTCGCGAGCTTTTCTTCAGGCATTCGAAAAGTTGTGTGTTTGACCAGCTAGGAGGCGGGAATGGAACGTTCACCAATTGAAGAATTCAGCGCTGGCGGGCAAGTGCTCTACCAGCACCTGACGAACTCCCACAATGACGCTTCGACGCAGGCGTTGATTGTCGAGGCGGCGCGCACAAAAGACCGCTTAGACCGTTTGAACCGGATTACGAACGGTGATGAGGACACGTGGTGCCGCATTTTTCACGGTGAGGGCGAGATTGTTCTGAAGATGGATACTGCGGTGTCGGAGCAGCGGCAGTTGGCGACGGTTTTTCGCCAGTTGTTAGCAGAGATTCAGAGGAGGCAAGGTGACCATGGCTCTGGTGATGAAGAGGACGGATTCGCTGGACTCTGATTTCAACGCTGATTACCGCTCCGAGCTTGAAATGGAGTTCCCGAGTCTCGAGGGGCGCCAGGCGCCGCAGGCATTGGTGCGATGCGAGGGCGGGGACTTCACTCACGGTAGGAAAGCTATCGAGCTGGCCCGCCGCTTCGGTGTTACTTTGATGCCGTGGCAGCGTGAGCAGGTGCTTTGGGCGCTAGCCGTCGACGAGCATGGCCGGTGGCTGCACGCTGACGTAGTTTTGCTGTGCCCACGGCAGAACGGCAAGTCTTTGATTCTTGAGGTAATCATGCTTTACCGCATGTTTGTACTCAATCACCAGATTGTATTCTCGGCGCACCAGTGGCGTACGGCGAAGTCGATCCGCAATCGTCTCTGGCGGCGTATTAAGTCGCGTAAGTGGGCGGAGCGCCGCATTGTTCGCAATACCGCGTCGGCGGGTGAAGCTGAAATGGAAACCGCCGAGGGCGGCAAGCTTCAGTTCACGACACGGTCGAACGACATGGGCCGTGGTTTCGATGAGATTGACCTACTGTTGCTGGACGAGGCGTACAACCTTGAGTCTGGAGAGTTGGATGCGGTCGCTCCGACTCAGCTGGCGGCAGAAGACCCGCAAACTTTTTATACTTCGTCGGCGGTGAATCGGGATAAGCACCCGAAAGGTGCGGAGTTGTCTCGTATTCGTTACCGAGCGTTGAGCGGCGCCGCTGAGGGAATGCTGTTCTCGGAATTCTGCGCCCCGCCCGACGTGGACCGTGACGACCCGCGGACGTGGAAGCTGGCGAACCCGTCGTATGGGTTTCCGAAGCTGGTTGACGCGAAGAAGATGCGGTCGATGCGTTCCAAGCTGACGGACAACGGTTTTGATGTTGAGATGCTTGGTTGGGGTCGGTGGTACGAGTTCGGGTCGTCTGGCGATGAGGATCTGATTGTGCCGCGTGAGGCGATGCGGGCACTCGTTACCCCGGAGCCTGTGCCGGTCGCTGATTGTGTCCTGGCGGTTGAGGTGTCGCCGGATGCTGACCGGGTTGGTCTGGTGGCGGCTGGGGAGGCTGCTGGTGGTATTCATCTGCAGCCGCGGCCGGCTTCGGAGGCCGTGTTCTCAGTTGATGACACGGTGGAGGTCGTGGCTGAGTTTGTGGACCGGTACCGGCCGGCTGCGGTGGTTCTGGACAAGGATGCTACGGCGGGTGTGCTGGTTCCTGCTTTGCAGACGGTGGGGATTGACCCGGTATTGATGAACGGTTCTGCGGTGTCTTTAGCGTACCGCGAGTTCAAGCAAGCTGTGCTGGATGGGTCTATTTCGTTGGACTCGTCTGAGCTGTGGATGGAGCAGTTGGAGGTTGCCCGCGGCCGTCAGGAGGGCGGTAAGTATCCGGCGATTGACCGGTATTCGGGGGATGTGTCGGAGCTGGTGGCTGCCACGTTCGCACTGTGGGGGCTGCAGCGGTGGCTGGTGGAGTCCCGTGAGGGGGCTGGTCGTCCGGTTGAGGAGAAGAAGATGAATCCGCATGGTGTGTTGCCGATGTGGTCGAAGCGGAAGCAGGGAGGTGTTCTAGTTGCCTGATAGTTCCCAGATGGTTCGTGAGGTGGGGCATGCCGCCGTGCCGCGCTTCAATAAGCGTGTGGCACGCCCCGAGGGGATGACGTGGGAAGCCTTTCAGCGTGAGCTCGTGCAGATGCGTTTGACGGCGAAAATTGCTCAGGTTGAGAGTGCGATTCGTAAGCCGATTGAGCAGGCCACGTGGTCGGTGGCGCCGAACGGTGCCCCGCAGGAAATTGTCGACTTAGTCTCGCATGACCTTCGTCTACCGGTCGAAGGCGAGGAGGGGCAGCAGCCGCGGCGTACGGGGCGCGTGTCCTGGGACGAGCACCTGAAGTCTGCCCTGGAGTCGATCTTTACCGGTGTGGCGTTCTTTGAGCAGGTGTACGAGGTAGGCGCGGATGGGCGTAATCATCTGCGTAAGCTCGCACCGCGGCCGAACTTGTCGATTCGAAGTATTGAGACCGCCGATGATGGTGGCCTGGTTGGTATCCGGCAGCGTGGGATTAACGGCCACGAGGAGGTCTTCATCCCGGTTAATCGTCTTGTGGCTTACCGTCATGGGCGCCGTGACGGCACGTGGGAGGGCGCGAGTGTGTTCGCGCCAGCCCGTGATAATTGGTTGGAGTTGCAGAAGCTGCAGGCGCTGAACTCGCTGGTTCTCCAGCGCAACGGCATGGGCATTCCGAAGTACAAGGCTTCTCAGCTGACTGACCGCAGTGAGGTCAAGGCAGAGATGGAGTCCGGTCAGCAACTTGCCGAGGAGTACGCGGCCGGGTCAGTTACCGGCTACTCGCTGCCCCCTGGCGCTGAGATGCCGGTGGAAGGCGTCACCGGCCAGTTGCCGGACATTCCGGCGTCGATGGAGTACCACGCCAACCAAATCGCTATCGCCTGCAATGCAACGCACCTGAACTTGACCGGCGGCGGTGGCTCCTACGCGCTTGCGTCCGTGCAGCTTGGAGAGTTCATCCAAGGGCTGCAGTCGATGGCGGAATGGATTGCCGATACTGCTTCGCAGCACATCGTGGAGGACTTGGTGCGAGTGGCATTCCCTGAGTACGAGGGGCCAACACCGTTTATTACGTCCACCAGGATTCAGGTTCAGAAGGACCTGACGCCAGGTGATATTTCGCAGCTGGCGGCGCAGGGTGTGTTAACGAAGGAGCCGAACCTGGAGCAGTGGGTGCGTTCGTCGTTCCGTATCCCGAAGGCCCGGTCGTTGTTCGAAGCGCTGAAAGACAAAAAGGTTCTTACCGACGCTGAGGAGAAACTCGGGGTGTCGCTGAATCCAGATAACGAGAATTCCCCGAGTTCAGGTGGGGAAGATAGTGAGGAGGTAGCGGATGAATGACCTACTGATTTACGGCGATATTGGTTGGGAGAATACAGCCAAGCAAGTTCAGGAGAAGCTCAACGAGTTCGACGGCGGCCCGGTGAGGGTCCGCATTAACTCTGGTGGTGGCGATGTTTATGAGGGCATCGCCATTTTGAATACTCTGCGGGCTTATAGCGGTGATATCACCGTGGTGATTGAGTCGCTGGCGGCGTCTGCCGCGTCGTTCATTGCTGTCGGTACAGGCGGGCGGGTTGTGATTCGCCCGAATGCAGAAGTGATGATTCACAAAGCGTGGGCGATGCTTTCCGGTAACGCCGACGATATTGACAAAATGCGCGCCGACCTGGCTCGCCAAGACGTGAAGCTGGCGAAGATTTACGCCGACCGAGCTGGCGGCGCCCCCGACGATTGGTTGTCGGTTATGGCCGCGGAGACCTGGTACACCGCCGACGAAGCTCTGGCTGCCGGGTTGGTGGATGAGATTGAGGATGCTAAGCAGCCTGCGATGGCGTCGCTGGGGGCGATGCGTGCCCAATTTAAGTTTGCTAACCGGGCTGCGGCTCCGCCGCCGCCTGTCACCCGGTCGGAATCGGGGGACGCAACTACTACGCCCAGTGATGGGCAGAAAGGGGATACTGTGAGTATTCTTAATCAGCTTGCCCAGGAGCTGGGCAAGAAGCCGGAGGACGTGAAGAACGCGCTCTCCGGCTTTTTCAATGAGACGGTCGAGGTCTCTGGCCAGGTTGACGTGACCTACCCGGAGGAAACCGCCGTGGCCCCAACCGAGCGTGTAACGGTTGAGCCGACCGTTGCAAACACTGACGGTGAAGCCGGCGGCTCCCTAGGACTAGCGTTCGCCGTATCCAACACCCCGGATGGTTGGGACATTACCGTGGACGAATCCACTGGCGCAGTAACAGCCAAGACTCCCGCCGGAGTAGAGCCAGGAGACACGGCCACCGCGACCGTCACGGTGAATGAGTCCACCGAGGTGCCGGTTGCCTTTAAGGTGCGAGCCCTCGCAGACGATGATGAGCAGCCGACCAGCACCGAAGGCGTGGACGCTCCGGCTGGGGAGGAGTCGACCACTACCGTGACCCTCGACCGTGACACCTATAACCTGCTGGTATCGCAGGCTAAGCAGGGCGCACAAGCAGCGTCCGATAAAGCCCGTGAGGCCCGCATCGCTGAGGTGGACAACTGGATTTCCGAGGGCCGTATTGCTGCGGCTCAGCGCGACAAGGTGCTGTCCGTGATGCACGAGAATGAGGCCCTTGCGCGTGAAGTGTACGGGTCTAACCCGAAGAACACCGTCCCGATGGCGGAGGTAGGCCACGTTGGAGATGGCATGCCGAAGTCGAAGGCGGAAGAACTGTTGGCAAAAGCCGACAGTATCCGTAACAACAAGAAAGGATCGTAATGTCTAATCCGACTTTCAAGCATGGCCCGATTGGCTTTGATATTGCTACCGACCTCGACAAGTTCCGCGTCGTCGCCCTCAACGAGGAAGGCAAGATAGCCTACGCCAACGGAACGGGCGGCGCCCTAGGCGTTGTCACCGAGACCGGACGCCTTGAGGAGAAGGAGCCAGGCGCGAAAAACATCGCCGTCCACTACGGCACTGCTGCCGTGAAGGTCGAGACCGACGGTGAGATTAAGGCCGGTGCTGCGGTGTATACCGCCGCTGACGGCAAGGTATCCGCCACCGGCACCGTCAAGATTGGTGTGGCAATCCGCCCCACCGCTGATGGTAAGACCCTGACCATTCTTAACGGCCTGCCGACCGCAGGCCCTGATGCGGCCTAGAAGGAGCACCAATAATGGCTACGAATAACTCTTACTTTGACGCCCTCGAGGTGCTGCCGGTCGAGGACATTCTGACCTCTTCCGAGCTTCTTGAGGCTGCAGCCTCCGAGCTGCTTGTTGGCACGCAGGCATACGACCTGCTCTTCAACGCACATAACGTTGACCACCTCACCATCGGGTACAACACCGATGTGGCGCCGGGCCTGGACGAGGCCGTGCAGACTGTTCCGGAATTCGGTGAGATTCCGGTTGGTGACCCAGACGCAGGCGAGCGTAAGTACGCTGACCTGACGAAGAAGGCTATCGGTCTTCGCATCTCCAAGGAACAGCGCGATTACGGTACTGGTGCTGATATTCAGCGCGAGCTCGTCGGCCGCGTAGCGGAGATTCGCCGCAGTAATTCTACTGATGCCATGGCTGCGCTTGAAGCAGCTGGCATCGAGGAGTTACCGGTGGCGAAGAAGTGGAACACCGCTGATGCGCAGGCCGTGGATGACCTGTGGGCTGCCGATGACCTCCTCGCCGGTGCGAAGGACACTCGCGGAAACCTGTTCAACTACTCGGCTGGCTACGTGTGGGCTAACCGTAAGACGCTAAACGCTCTGAAGCGTAATAAGCAGACTTCCAGCTTCTACATCGGCGACATGGCGCACGCTAACCCGCTGTTTGCCGGCATTAGTGAGCAGCCACTCGTGGCTGAGCAGTTCAAACTGGTAGCTGACCAGGCACTGCCGGACGGCGTGGCCTATGTGTTCGCCGACTCCGAGTACGGCACCGTGGGTACGCGCTTCCAGACTGGTGAGCCGATTTTCACCCCGTTCTATGAGGAACATGGCCAGTCTGGTCATGGTGGTTCTACCATGTCCTGGCGTTCTGACTATGCGCACTGGCGTGCTTTGGCGGTGCGCGCTCCGAAGGCTGCGGTGAAGCTCACCGGCGCTATTTAGGCCGGGTGGAAGTTATGCCGCAGATTGTGCTGAAGAAGGCGGCGTTCTATCCGCTGGATTCACGGGTGGTACACCCGTCGGGTACGGCCCTTGAAGTAACTGAGGAGGAGGCGGCAGTGCTGCGTGAGCGTGGCGTTGTCGCCGACGATGCGCCCGCCCAGGAGCCGCCGAAGCCGGACGATAAGGAATCTAAGACGAAACCTGTAGGGGATCCGAAGGCCGCTCCGTCTGGCGCATACCCTCCTCTACCAAAGCGCACCGAGCCGGTAGCCCGCTGGAAGGAGTACGCCCGCACCAACGGCATCAAGCTGACTGGTCTGACGCGGCGTAACGAAATCATGGGCTACATCAACAAGGTCGTTAACGCCCAATAGAAAGGGGGTGTCGTGCCCATGGAGGTCACTGTTGATGACATCCTTTCGGTATTTCCCCGCCCACTAACCAAGGATGAGCAGCAGCGCGCCCAGGGGCTTATTGCTCAGTCTCTGGAGCTTATCGCCATGGAGTTCGCCCGCCGTGGCCGTGACCTCACGGCTGAAATTGAGTCGGAGCCGTGGCGTGCAGTTGCTGTGAAGCAGGCTGTGCGCGTCATGGTGTCGCAAGCCGTGCTCGTCGGCGACAATGTGGGGCGTGCGTCTGTCTCATCGACGACCGGACCTCAGTCCGATTCGGTGTCCTACTCACAAGGGGTCGGGATTCACTGGGGCGGTGTGGGCCTCGATGATGCAATCCTTGACTTGCTGGGTTTGGGCGTACGTGCGGTTCCACTGGGGCGCGGTGGCCGGGTAATTCCATTCGGCCATCGTTGGCCACGTAGTGGGGCTGAATTCAGCGAGCGGAGGCGGTGCTAATGGCATGGCGCCCCGATGAATTTGGAGAGCCCATCACCATCAAGGGAGGACTGATTGGGCGTGACCATCGTGGCCGGCCGGAGTACGCGCCGGGCCGTGTGATTGAGCACTGTGTAGTGTCCCCCGCAGGTGATCAGGTCGTTAAAGGCGACGGGTTTACTCATGGGGATATTACGAAGCTGCAGGTGCTTGCTCCACCAGGGACGGTGGTGGCCGATGGGGATACGGTCACCATTCGTGGTGAGGACTATACGGTGCAGCAGCGTCGGTCGTTTGATTACTCGGTAGGTCGACGGCCCGTAGTCAGCTGGCATCAGCCGAAGGTTGTGTTCATCGTGGAGCGTGGGGAGGTGTCTGACGGTGTCGCTTAACTATCACGAATTGTTTAAGCAGATAGCGGCGGCGCCGCAGGTGCAAGAAGCCTCTCGGAAGAAGGCGGAGCAGGTGAAAAAGTACATTGAACTTCGCTGGCCCGAAGTCAATGAGCTTTCCTCTCGCGATAAAGCCTTCCTCCATGAAAGCGGGGACGTTGTGAAAATCACCCGCGCTACTCGCGGCACGAATCGCCCTACGCATGTGGTGACGGTTCGTCATCCTGGTGCGGTGGCAAAGCAGGCGAAGGACGGTTTCGTGACGAAGGCGGTGAAGGATGCATCCTGAGTTTGGCCTAACCCCTGACCCGCCCGCCCTGGTACACAAGCACGTTCTAAGGCTCATCCCGGAAGCGGACCATGACATGGTTCATTTTCATTTCTTGCCGGATGGTTACAACTGTCACCAGGATGGTTTAGCCATCGTGGTCAGTAGTGACGTGCAAGATGTAGATGATTCCGCCCACTCGCGTGACCTCGTGAAGGTCAGCGTGTACGGGCCGGATCATATGATGGTTCGTCGCTATGGGAGGAGCCTTTACACAGCCTTGACACAGGGCATGACAGGAATTGGTCTTGGCGTGTCTCGGTCTGACTCGAAGTTCTTCGGTTCGGGCCCGTCGTATCAGCCAACTGGGTTCGTGTCGACGATGAGTTTGTCGGTCGGTATCGGCAAGCTTTTCTTCCAGTCGCCGGCGCGAACAAATTAATCCGCACATTTTTCTTTTGCCACCTCGAAGGTCGGGGTGGTTATTTTTATGTCCTTTTGAAAGGGGATAACAATGGCTAAGAATCGTAGCGTTGGCCTTGACCTGCGCGTCCTGGAGGACCGTGAGGTACTGGTCAACTTCTCCGATGATCCGATTATCGACAAGAAGACCGGCGCGTTTGTCGGCGAGTGGGAATCCCTCGGCCTAGAGCCGACCGATTCTCAGCATGGACACACTCGCGAGGTTTCCTCCAATACCACCAACCTGACCGGTGGTCAGTCTTCTACCTCCTACACCGCTGGTGCTATCACCGGCGCTGTGGACGGTATCGCTGGCTCCCCGGTCATGCGCTACATCGAGAACCCGGGCGCGGTGGTCCAGGATGGCACCACCTACGGCAAGCACTCCGATGAGGTGGCCAAGGGTTACGTGGCCTTCGTTCACAAGTTCACCTCTGGCCTGGTGCGTATCTGGGTGTCTCGCGAGAAGGCCGACCTGGTGGTTAACGAGCGCGTTACCGCTAAGGACCCGCAGGCCCGCCCAGTTCAGATTACGTTCAACAACGGTGACGATGAGCGCTACTACGAGGAGCGTTTCTACATCGTCGGAGAGGATGGCTCTGTGGTCCGCGTTGAGGAAAAGGTCTTCCGGGATGTTGCAGATGTGCAGGCCCAGATTGAGGCCGGCACTGCATTCCACCCGCAGGCTTCCGCCAATGGCCTTACCGCCATGGTTGTTACGGATGACGAGTCCGGCGACGTGACCTTGCATGAGTATAAGGACCCGGAGACTGGTGAGACTGCGGAGAACGACAATGAAGGCGTTCGCCCGTCGGATGAGCCGTCTGCTCCGTCTGACTCCGGTGAGACTACCGGTGAGGCTGGCGCCGAAGCGTAGTTAATTCGGATGGGCCTTGCGTCTTTCGTGGTGATTCCGCGTAAGGCCCTACCTAAGACTTTTGTCTAGGAATCACCGCCCAGTTTGGCCCCGTAGAGTGCGGGGCCGTATTTAATTCCATAGGAGGAATCACCATGGCACAGAAGAAGAACACTGACCAGGTTGAGGTCGTGAAGAACGAGACCAACAAGAATGCTGGCGGTGAGGGCCAGATTGCTGACGGTATTTACACCGAGCGTGAAGTTGAGCTGCTTAATGGTGTGAAGGTGGATATTGAGGTCATTGTTGACCGCGATATGCTGCCGGCCTCTGTATCGTCCCTGGCGCATGAGGGCAATATTGAGGGAATGCTGATGGCTCAGCTGACCGCTAAGACCCGTAAGTTGCTGGATTGGACTGGCGCTACACGTAAGGACCTGCATGAGGTTATTGCGCCGGTTGTTCAGCGTGGCACGGAGTTGGCTGATAAGTAGTGTCTGCCCGGCTGATTCTTGAGGATGAGCCGGGTGCTTGGGTGGAATTCACCTGCGGTGGGGTTCGTTATAGGGCGTGTCGTGACCCGATGTTTCTCGGGTTTGAGGACTTGGGGCAGATGTTGGAGAATCCGCGTTTGTTGTGGCGTCTTTTTGATGAATCATCGCGGGTGAAGTCCATGACCGCAGCCATGATTTCCGGAGGCCTTACTGAGCAGTTGAAGGCTTATCTCCAGGCCTGCGGGTTGAGTATTTTTAAGCTCGCCCTGGCTGCTCACGCGGTGGAAGATATTGACCTTCTTGAGGTTGATTTACTGCGCATTGGTTTGGATGTTCGGGATTGGCTGGACCCTGAGGGGCCGTTGTCTACGCGCCGGGTTGTGGCCTTGTATCAGGACTTGCTGGACCGGCCGGAGTCTCGCGTTGGGGCTAAGCGCATGGATATTAAGCCGGCTGATAAGGCTGCTTTGGCTGTGGCGTTGTTCCAGTCGAGTCAGATGGATAAGGGCTTTGAGCACCCGTTTTTGAAGTCTCCTACTGATTTGGAGCAGGAGGCGGAGCAGGCGCGTATCGCCGCGGAGAAGCGTGAGCGTATGGGGCAGGACCGGCGTCGTGTGTTGTCGGATGGTTCTGGTCGTTCGTTTAAGTCGTCGCAGGCGGAGTCTTTGCGCATGCTTGAGGATTTGAGACCCACCTAGTTCGTGGGGGGATGAGAGGTTTTTAATATGGCTGCTGGTTTCGTATCAGTCCCGGTTATCCCAACGTTCAAAGGCATGTCTAAGGAGTTTGCTGAGCGTTTGGAGAAGCCGGCTAAGGCTTCCGGTGAGCGTGCCGGTAAAGCCATGTCCGAGGGCATGGAATCAGCGGTTGAGAATCTTGAGCGCCAGGTTAAGGCGTCCTCCTCTAAGCTGCAGGACCTGGACCGCGCTTATGAGAAGTCTGCATCCAAGCAAGCAGCCCAGAAGGAAAAGCTGGAGGCCGCAACCCTGAAACTTCAGGACGCCGAGGATAAGTACCAGGCGGCTTTGGAAAAGGGCGATAAGGGTCTAGCCGAGTTGGCGAAGGTCAAGGAGGCTAAGGCTCGTGTTATCGGCGAGACTGAGAAGATGGAGCAGGCTGAGATTGATGTCCGTGTTGCCGAGCAAAAGCACAAGGACCAGCTCGATGACCTGAACTCCACTCTGGCGAAGCTGCAGGATTCGCAGTCTGACCTGAACCGTGAATTGGAGAAGTCCGGCGGTGCTTTTGGTAGCGCTAAGGACCGTATCCAGTCGATGGCTGATTCTGCGAAGAATGGCGCCGTGAAGTTTGGTGAGTTCGCACAGAAGTATAAGTTCCATGCGTCTGCCGCTTTGGGCGGCATTGGTCTGCTTGCTAAGCAGTCGATGGAGTATGCCTCTGAGGCGGAGCAATCGTATGGCGCGGTTGAGTCTATTTTTGCCGACCATGCGCAGGGCATTATTGATAATTCGAAGCGTGCCGCTACTGAGGTCGGGGTCTCGGGCCGTGAGTATCGTGAGCTGGCGGCAAATATGGGCGCGATGCTCAAAAATATGGGCATGCCCATGGATGAGGTCGCGGACAAGTCCGAGAATCTTGTGGGCGTGGCCGCTGACCTGGCCGCCACTTTCGGCGGTACTACTAAGGAAGCCGTGGAGTCGGTGACTTCGCTGCTGCGCGGCGAGACTGACCCTATCGAGAAGTACGGCGTCTCGATTAAGCAGGCAGACATTAACGCCCGCATGGCCGCAGACGGTCTAGACGATTTAACCGGTGAGGCAGAGAAGCAGGCGAAAGCACAGACCCTGTTGAAGCTGTTGACTGAGCAGACCGCTAGTGCGCAGGGCCAATTCGCTCGTGAGACGGATACGGCGGCTCATAAGCAGCAGGTTGCGACCGCAAAATACAACGACGCTAAAGAAGCTATTGGTACGGCACTGCTGCCACTAATGGCGGAGTTCGCTGATAAGGCCGCTAATGTGGCGAAAGTGGTGGGGGAGCACCCGAAGATATTTCTTGCTGTGGCGGGCGCTATCGGTACTTTCTCTGCCGCCGTGGTTACCGCTGCTACTGTGGCTCCAATTTTCCAATGGATTGGTGGAACGTCTGCTTTCGCCGCGGGCGGTCTATCTGGTTTCGCTGCTGCCGCCTGGGCAGTTATCGCCCCTATCGCTGCTGTGGTGGCCGCGGTCGGTGCAGTAGGTGTCGCCCTGTGGGCTTTCTTCACTAAGACCGAGGTAGGCCGTGACCTGTGGGATAAATTCGTGGGCGCCCTGAAGGACGGCTGGGACTGGATTTCTGGCGTGTTCGCTGCTGGCTGGGATTGGCTGGCCGATAAGATTGGCGGCTTTTTTGGCTGGTTCAGTGACGCCTGGAATGGACTATGGGACCTGTTTGTCAACCGTGACTACACGTCGGTCCTCAAGGATGTCTTCGGCTGGGATGAAGACTCCGCCGCGGTGGACTACATCTTCCGTGTGCGTGATGCCTTCACTGGGCTGATGGATAAGGTGTCCTACGTCAAGAGCACCGTCGTGTCTGCCTGGGGTGAGATGGTTTCCGCTTTCAAGGGCGGCGACGACGGCTACGTTGGCATAGCCCGAATCGTGGGCGCGGATAAGGCCGAATGGATAGTAGGCAAGCTCCACGAAGTGGGAGACGCACTATCCAAACTGCCTGACCTGGCATCCGGCGTTTGGGACATCCTTTTCAAGGGCGACTACACCGGCTTGCCATTCGGTCTGGAAGAGGACTCGGGCGTGGTCGACTTCCTATTCGACATCCGCGAAGCCGTGCAGGGCCTGTGGGACTTCTTGCAGGAGAAGCGCGACCAACTGGCCGCTTTATTGCAGCCCGTGGTTCAGTTCATGGCCGGGGCTATGCGCGACGTAATTTCTTCGCTCGGCGATATTTTCAAGTCGTTGTGGGATTCCCTGAAATCGGTAGGTGAGTCGCTAGGGTCCGCCCTGGGCAGCGTTGCTGTTTCCTTGTTTGAGTCGCTAGTTTCTGTCATCCAGTCTTTGTGGAAGGCCTTCCAATCCCTGTGGGAGGCGGTAAAGCCAATTGGTGAGTTCTTCATCAAACTCCTGCTGCCTATTTTGAAGGTCGTGGGTGCGGTCATCGGCGGCGTTGTTGTCGGTGCCGTGTTCCTCTTCATTGAGGCGTTGAAGATTGTGGCTGAGGTTCTTGCGTGGGTTGCGGATAAGTTTGCGTGGCTCATGGAGAATGTTCTTGGCCCGTTTATTGAGATTCTGGGCCAGGTCGCCGCATTCATTATCGATACTGTTGTGTCGGCGTTTACGTGGCTGGCCGAGAAGGTCATGGCTGTATTCACGACCGTTTTGGAGTGGATTGGTTCGTTCCTGACCTTTATGCAGGAGAATTTCTGGCCTGTTGTTGAAGCCATTCTGGGCTTCGTGGGTGATGCTTTCACAGCCTTGTGGGACGGTTTGTCTTGGGCTTGGGAGAACGTTATTCAGCCGGTGTTTAACGGGATTTTGGAGCTGGCGAAAATCACGATTGGTGTTATCGCCACCATTATTCTGACGCCGCTGCTTATCGCCTGGAATCTTCTTTCGTCTGCTATTCAGTGGGCGTGGGAGAACGTTATCCAGCCGGTGTGGCAGGCACTATCGGACTTCGCCATGAATACCCTGTGGCCCGCTCTGCAAAGCGTGTTCCAGTGGATTGGTGATGCGTGGCAGTGGCTGTCGGATAAGTTCTCCGAGGTATGGGGCTGGATTCGAGACAACGTCCTAAACCCCATGGTGGACTTCTTCCAGAACACTCTGTGGCCTGCTATCCAGTCCGTGATTGATTGGATTGTCGATAAGTGGAACTGGCTGTCCGAGACCCTGTCCACGATGTGGGGCTGGATTTACGACAACGTCATCCAGAATGTCATTGATGGCTTCCACGCCATCTGGGACGCAGTATCCGCTGTTGCCGGGTGGATTGCCGACAAGTGGAACTGGCTCTACGGCGTTCTGCTTAACATCTGGAACTGGCTGAATGAGAACGTCATCCAGCGTCAGATTCGTGGGTTCCACCGCATTTGGGAAGCCGTCTTGTCTGTCGCTGGTTGGATTGCTGACAAGTGGCAGTGGATGTCCGACCGTCTGCACGCCGGGTGGGTATGGGTCGATGAGAATGTACTCGGCCCGTTCAAGCGCGGCCTGGACGTGCTCAAGGGCTGGTTCCGCTCCACGGTTGACAACATCGGCCGAATTTGGGATGGCATCAAGGAAAAGACCAAGGCCCCGGTCCAGTTCGTTGTGGATGTGGTCTACAACGGCGGTATCCGTAAGGCATGGAATGCTGTTGCTGGTCTTGTCGGTCTGGATAAGCTCAAGGAGATTAAGTTCGCCACTGGCGGTGTGCTGCCTGGCTATACCCCGGGTCGTGACCCGTACACCTTTGTGGACCCACGCACTGGCATGCGTATTGGCCTGTCCGGTGGTGAGGCAATCATGCGTCCAGAGTGGACTCGCGCCATGGGTGGCCCCAAGGCCATCGAACGGATGAATCGGGCCGCGACCCGTGGTGAGTTCGCCTCCCCAGATTTCTGGGGAGGCAAGATGCCCGCCACTTATGGGGACCCGCGCCTGGATTCCATGAGCAACATTCCTAACCCCGAGGCCCACCACCCGGTGAGCCGGTCTAACCTGCAGAAGGCTATGCAGGCGCATAGGGAGGCGCTGCTGCGTCAGCAGTTCGCGTCTGGCGGTATCTACACTCCGACGCCACAGGAGAACAGCCAGTTGGGTGGAGCGGCGGTCAACCGCTCGTTGTGGATTGCGGCCAAGACCGCATTCCCGAATGCTCACCTGAACGCGGCCAAGACTGACCACCAGGACGATGGCGGCTACCACCCACGCGGTCAGGCCATCGACTTGGGTGGTCCGATGCAGCAGATGGCTAACTGGATCTTCTCCAAGTGGCCAAAGACTGCACAGTTGATTTACGGCCCAGGTCCCCTTGCCTTATGGGGTCGAACTGGTCACGTGGACCCGAAGGATCAGGCGGCCATCCGCTCCGCGTACGGCCCGGGCACCATAGCCGGTCACTACGACCACGTGCACTGGGCATCCGATGGCATCGTAACTTCCGACGGCCTGATGGTCTCGGATGATGGTGCGTCGGACGGTGGCTTCAACATCATGAACGCCATCAAGGGGCTGTGGGACCGGGCCATCGAGAAGATTGGCAAGTTCCCAGGCGCTGAGAACTTTGGAGAGTTCGGTAAGTTGCCCGCAGCCATGGCCAAGAAGATGATCGACGCCGCCTGGAAGTTCGTATCTGACAAGGCGGGTAAGTTCGATGGCGCGTCTGGTACCTCGGGCAACGTCGAGTCCTGGCGCGAAATGGCCATGGCAGCGATGCGTCGCAACGGTTTCAACGCGGACGACCCGGCCCAGGTGAATGCGATGATGGCCCAGATTCAGTCCGAATCAGGTGGTAATCCGGGCATCATGCAGAACGGGTACGTGGACGTGAACACCGGCGGCAATGAAGCCGTGGGTCTCCTGCAGATTGTCCCCGGCACGTTCGAGTCGCACCGTGACCCCACGTTGCCAAATGATCGCACGGACCCGTGGGCGAATATGAACGCGGCCCTGCGTTATTACCGGTCTAAGTACGGTGACGACCTGACCACTATGTGGGGCCATGGTCATGGCTACGCCTCTGGTGGTGTGGTTGAGCTGCCTAAGTTGTATGACCAGGGCGGCTGGCTGCCGCATGGTGGGTTCGCGCAGAACCTGTCTGGTAAGCCGGAGCCGGTGTTCACCGCGTCGCAATGGTCTAGCCTTTCGGACATGATCCGCACGCTGGGCGACCTGGTCCCAGCAATTAAGGGCCAGGCTGATGTGATTGCTAAGGCTGTCGATGATGCGCAAGCATGGTTGGCGAAGGCCGGCGATTACAACAGCATCGAGGGGATTAACGCCCGCCAGGGTGTGCGCCGTGTCCTTGATTTGGGCCTGGACTTGCCGGGCTCTGACATCGTCAAGATGGTTCTTGATGGTGAGGACACTTTGTGGGAGTCTCGCGCCCGCGCTGCTAAAAATATGGACACCATCGTCGAGAAAGAAAAGGCGTTAGAAGAAGCCCGGAAGGCTGTCGCTGATTTAAACGACAAGCCGGAAGGCGTGTCCGAAGATGACCAGAAGAAAATCGACGAGGCACAAAAAGCCCTCGATGACGCTAAGGCCGAAAAGGCTAAGGCAGAATCGGACGATGACCGTGCTAAGGCTGCGGACAAGGTCACCGAAGCGGAAAAGAAACTCAAGGATGTTCGTGAGGAGGTGGACAAGAACTCCGAGGAGAACGCCAAGAAACACGCCGAAGAAGTCACTAAGGCTAACGAGGCTGTTTCCAAGGCGGAGCAGGAGTTAGCGGACGCCCGTAAGAAGCAGGCCATGGACCTAGACAACGTTGTGTTGCTGTCCCAGGGACAGATTAAGGGCATGATTCCGCAGGCTAAGCAGCTGGCTGACCAGTTGATTGGTATGGGTGCTCCGGCTCAGGCGGTCAACGCTGGTTTGGGCCAGGTGACGGGGCAGCTTATGCAGTTGGCTGGTTTTGCTGGCCCGGCGGGTATCACCCTGGGCATGGCTATGGACATGCTCAAGGTGGGCATTGGGATTATCAAGGCGATTGTTGGTGCGATTGAGGACCTTATCGCCAAGATTCGCAAGGCCCGCCTGGACGCGCTGAAGGCTTTGTCCGATGGGTGGTCTGTGATTGCGGATTACGCGAAGCTGATAGTTGACCTGCAGGGCAAGGTCACTACTTTGCAGCAGGCGTTGATTCGTGGTGCGAATGCGCAGCGTGAAGCCGAGTACAACCTCATGCTGGCGCAGCATGACCGCTACATTGCGGAAGCAGAAGGGGCACTGAAGGTGGCAGAGGCCCGCCTTGCCCTAGATGCGGAAATTAAGCGCGGCGCCACAATCGCCCAGCTGAAGATGATGGGACTGCACGAGGACTGGGATTCCTACATGGCTTACCAGGCCTTGGAAGCTCAGGGCGTGCTGCAGGAATGGTCGGATGCGGCTATTTCTGCGCTGTTTACGTACGAGAAGGCGCGTGCTGAAGCCCTGAAGGGTGAGGTTACTGCCCGTCTTGAACAGATTAAGGCAGAGGCCGCTTTGGCTGAGGCGCAGCGTGAGAATGTGCGTAATCAGCAGGACCTGTTGAAGGCGCAGGAGCGTCTGATTCGTATGTCTGCGAAGGTCGCCGGCGTTGACCTTGTTGATGCTACTGGTACGGCCCAGGTGGCGAAGCTCATGGCTGAAATGGCTGAGGTCAAGCAGGCCATGGACAAGAACACCTTTGGCCGGTGGGGTGCCGCCTTGGGTGCTCGTGGTAGTTATGCGAATGAGTACCGTGGCCAGCAGGCGCAGTACGATTCGCTGCAGCAGGCGCTCGATGCGGTGCTTGCAGAAACTGGCGTGCAGATTGACCGCGGCAATCTTGACCGTGTTCTGAAGTTGATGGGTCGTGCTGCTTACCGTGGCGGTGACCCGACGGCGGTTCTTCGCGCCCAGCTGCCGGAGCTCGCGCAGGCGGAAACAGCACTCAAGATTAACGAGTCGCTGAAACCGGTGTATGAGGCCCGAGACCAGCGGGACGATTTAGCCCGCAAGGTTGAGGACTTCACCGCCGAGATTGACCTGTACGAGAAGACCACCCCGTTGGAGCACACGCTTAAGGGGCTGGACTACACGATTAAATCGTTGGAGCAGTCCTCGCAAGCATGGGCTGAGGGTAACGAGGAGCTACGCGGCGAGTACTTGGCCGCGGCTAAGGCGAATCGTGACGCAGCTGAATCGGCTGGTGTGAATTGGAAACTGGACTCGAAGTACGCGAATGCGGGTGTTCGGGACCAGATTCGTCGCGAGACGACGATTCACCTTGATGGGGAGAAGATGTACACGGCGGACCAGATTGACCAGTTGTTGGCTGAGGTTACGGCTGGAACTAATGGTTCGTATCGGATTGTGCGTTCGGCTAGTGAGGTTGCTGTGTCTCGTAGGAAGGAGCGGGTCTAATTGCTGAATGTGGTGTTGATTACCGCTCTGGGTGATAAGTGGCGACTGTCTGGCACGGACCGGGATTCGGAAGTCTTGTCTCCGTATGGGTCTTTGGTGGAGCTTCGGGCTAATGCGTCTCGGTCTGATTTGCCGGTCCCCGGTGGTGCTGGTGTGCTGCCGGGGGTGCGGCGTTTCGGCCCGATTTCTACAGAGCTCGAGTTCTATCTGAAGGCTCGTGATGGTGAGGACCTGGAAGACGTGCACCGGCGTCTCCGGCAGGGATGGGCGGCAGCGACGCCGGACAACCCTTGCGTCATCATTATCGAGTCGGATAATCCATTGTCGCCGTTGACGTTTGAGCTTGTGGTGGACGGTGTGTTGCCGGGTGTTGCGGTGGATATGCGGCGCCGGTCGGCGGAGACGTTGACGGTTCCGGTGGTGTGTTTTGATGGTGTGGCTAAATCTTCGGTGATGACCGGAAAAGAAACTGTCACAGTGACGAATTACGGTGATGTTTCTGTATGGCCAAAAATCCGCCACGAGGGCGCTGGGGGAGTGGTAACTAACCCTTCTGGGGCGAAGTTCACTCTTCCTCGCGCCACGGAGGAAACCATCATCGACTTAGACCCTCGTGTGCTCCGTCTGGAGGGCGCATTCCCTGAGAGCGTTCCTCCGGGCGCCACGGGGGTGTGGGTGTTGCCTGCGGGTGCGCAACTCGAGTGGACGCTCGGGTTTGCCGACCCGTGGAGCTAAACCCCAAAAAGGGACCTTAAACAAATTGGAGGTGTGGTCCTGCCTCCCCTTTTTTATGACTAACTGAATTTTGTGAGGTGTGAGCGTGGTTGATTGGGCATCGTGGAAAAAGACCGTCGACTACACCGTAAAAACCCAGGGCCGCTGGTATGGGATTGGTGACGCGGACGGCAATCCGCTGTTTACTTTGCCGATGCCGTCGGAGCCGGACACGCCAGACCAGTGGATGGACTCGGCTGACCTACAGGTTACGTTTCCGGCCCGTGAACCTGATGGAAGCGTGAGCCGCGCCGCGGAACTCCTAGTGATGGACGCGCTGGACAAGTTCGACCCGTCTGGCCGGCTGCCTACCGCCGAGGGGGACTACATGCTACTGGCAGCATTCCCCGGTCCTGGTGGGCAAGTAGTGCGCCGCGGCGGTGCAATTGTGCATACAACCGCAAACGATGAGGATAACGATGGTATCCCGTCTGAAATCACAATCCACGCCCTGAATTGTATGGACGTGTGGCAAACCATCCCAGCGGTGTCGTGGCCGGTGTCCTGGTGGAAGGCCCGGCCCTACGAGGTCAAGACCGACGAGTCTGGGATAAAGTACAAGCAGCCGCGACACCTGGCGCGCGTGGAGATGGCCACCCGGTCGATGTTTACCTGGAAGAATGGCCCGGCGGCGTTCGTGATCCGTCGACTGGCTCAGGAGTCGCTGGACGTGTCGATGGCGTCCCAGTCGGACCCGGACGGTCCCCGGTGGGTAGATGATCCTTACCACGTGGTGGAACTTCCTGCGGTCGACAATTCGCCTGAGATTTCCCTGGAGGCCCGGGACGGGTTCCTGTGGGAGACGGTCTCGGAGCAGGCGGAGAACGCGGGCGTGATCCTTGGGGCTTATCTTTGGTGGCCAGGGGACCCGCCGGTCCGCTGCTGGTCCCAGGCCCGTTCGGACATGAACCCCCGGGACGTGGACATCACCCCGAGCGAGGGTGAGTCCGCGCGCCACCCGGTGAAGCTTGAGTTCCCCCACGCCATGGTGGTCATGACAGTGAAGGAGGTGGCCTAATGCCTACGCCTTATTTGATTGCTGACGCGGCCCAGGTGACCGTCCTGCGGTCCTTGGCCTCCACGGCCTTCGGTAGATACGATTTGAAACCGCCGGAAGGCGTGGATGTGGAGGAAATCTACCCCCCTTCCGCTCCGGACAACGAGGTGGCCTACGTGTCCGCGCTGAACCCCAAGCGGCGGGTGGGTGGCATGTTCCGCCGGTTCGTTCGCGCGGATGTGAAGATTCAGGCCCCGGACGACGAGGAGGACTCCGCCCGCAGTAACGTCGAGGAGGTCCTGGACGAGGTGGCCAACCGCACTTCCGGGGACTTCTTCCTGGAGTCGGACATCAGCCAAGCGGGGCTGGGTCCCTGGGTCCCGTTCGTGGACTTCACCGTGGGTGATATGGCCAACGTGGAGATTTGGGGGCGCGTGGTCCGGCTACCGGTGGTCCGGATTAACCCCAAGGACTGGTCCGTGCACGTGGGTGGCCAGATCATCTCGGACCGAGACGCGCTGCTGGCTCAGAACGCCGAGATTCACGACGCCCTAATCGACGACCAGCGAGACCTAGCGGGGTTAGACCGCCGGGTGCGTTCCGAGTCCTCCGCGCGCCGCCGTGCAGACACCCGGATCACTGGACAACTGGGGGAGCTTCGACAGGAGTTCCTGGACTACAGTGAGGAGACCACGCGCCGCCTCAAGGAGCAGTCCGGCCGGATTGACGACGCGTCGAACTCGGTGGACCAGGCCACGCGCGACGTGGTCAAGTTCTGGTCCCCGGAGAACCAGAACAAGTTCAACCAGACGGTTCAGTTGTTCACCGCTGCCACGCGTGGCTATGTGGATGTCAACGACATTAAATGGACTACGCAGGACGAGTGGAACCGGCGGATGCAGGAGCAGTCGGACTTGCAACAGCAGCAGATGAACCTGCAGCAGGAGTACGCCCGCGTAACGCGTCAACTGGCGGAGGCGAACCAGCGGGCCTCGGACGCGAACGCTCGTGCCCTGCGGGTCGAGAAGGAGTACCGCCGCCGGTTGCCGCGCCTGGTGTTCGCCAAGTTCTCCGACTACAAGAACATGTACCGCGACTCGGAGAACTTCGTGCGCCTGGAGGCGTACGGACCGGGCGACCGTGGGTTCAAGATCACTGCCCTGGGCAGCTGGACCGGGGACATGGTGGTGCGCGCCACCGCTATCGGTCCGCTGTCCGCGAACTCTATCGACTCGGTCCGAGCGCGCGTGACCAGTGGCAGCCGCGTGTTTAACGGCGTACCTGAGGCGGCCCAGATGTCGTACAACACGCTAGACATCACCATTTATCCAGACTAGGAGGACTAATGCCAACGATCAGTGGTGAATTAAACTTCGTGTCGTCCAGGGCGGCGCACGTCAACGAGATATGGGTCCGCGCGCCCCACGTGCGCACCAGCACCGGGGGAGTGGTGGTCACCCAGAACGACCGGTTCCCGGTGAAGGACGGGAAGGTGGAGTTTACCTGCCTGGCTGGACCGGCGATTCTTTCCCTGGTGTCGGACGGCCGGGCCGTAGACACCGTCCCAATAGTGGTGGGGGAGTCCAGTTCCCAGGCTTTGCGCCAGGTGGTGGCTGCTGCCCAGGTGGCGGACGAGGCCACACAGAGCGAGATTGAGAAGCTGGCGGCCCAGGCCGTCCACCTGATCGACACGTCCGTGGAGTCTGCCACCCGGGCCGAGTCCGCGCGAGACCGGGCGGAGACGGCGGCTAGTGGTGCCTCCCAGTCCGCGAAGAAGTCCGCCGAGTCTGCAGACAAGTCGGGCAAGTCCGCGAAGTCCTCGTCTGACTCTGCCTCGGCTGCGTCGAAGTCCGCGGGCGACGCCTCGTCGTCCGCTACCGCGGCCAAGACCGCCGAGACTAAAGCGAGTTCCCAGGCCTCGGCGGCCGCCAAGTCTGCCACTGCTGCGAAGAAGGACGCGGACCGCGCGGCCGGGGTGGCGGACTCCACCAGCTGGAAGGGCGACCAGCTCACCGTCAACGGGAAGACCAGCCCGCACCTGACCGGCCCGAAGGGCGACCGTGGCCCGGCGGGCGAAAGTGGTAAGTGGTCGGACCTCACTAACGTCCCCAAGAAGTTCCCGCCCGAGGACCACAAACATCAGATGGCTGATATTTCGGACATGCCTGAAGTTTCCGCCAACGCTAAAAGTGGAGCCATCGTCAAACGGTGGTTCTCGGGGCAAATTACTGTCCCAGAAGTTCCAGATAATGATACGGTAGCCGTTTCAAAGAAGTACGTGGACACCACCGCGTTCCCGCTGGCCATCCAGTCAATTCCCGGGTCTAAGGACCTAGACACCTACACGACCACGGGCGTTTATCACCAGAGTCTGGACAAGGACGCGCGGTCTGGAACTAACTACCCGCCTGACGCGGGGGCTGGCCTCCTTGAGGTGTTCAACCCGGACGGCGGGATGACCTATCAGCGCTACACCCGGTACGGTAACAACAACCGAGTGTGGACACGTGGCCTATATAACGGTAGTTGGTCGCCGTGGAAAATGAGTGCTCAGGACGGACACAAGCACACCGTCTCCGAGATTAGCGACCTCCCGAAGATTGACAAGAACGTGTCGGGCGACTCTCTGGTTCAGCGCTACGGTAACGGGGCCATCCTGGTGTCGGACCCGCCACCCACGTCCACGTCCGCGACCTCCAAGTCGTACGTGGACGCGCGGATTCAGCTGGTCTCCTCGTTACCGTCCAAACCAGATTCAGACGTCCTCTACGTGATTGCGGAGTAGTCATGCCAGTTCACTTTGGAGGCCGCAAAATCAAGGAGCTGTACTTGGGCGGCCGCAAGATTAAAGAAGCCTGGTACGGCGGCAAGAAGGTCTACTCGCTAGCCCCAGCGGTCAAGCCGGGGGTTTACCCCTGGCACGACAAGCAGGAGTACCGCCGGGGCGACCTGGTCTATATCCAAGGCATCGTTTATAAGTGCATCCAGGACCACCAGGCGGACCGTGGCACCAGCAAGCCGGGTGAAGGCTGGGACCAGTACTCCTACTGGACTCAGGTTGGGTACGTCTCCGAGCGCGACGACATCAGGCACGACCCCTGGGATAGTTCTAAGTACTATTACTCCGGGGACATAGTCTCAGTGATGTTTAACGGCGAAGAACGAGACTTTGAGTGTACCCAGAGACATAAGGCGGGCATCAGCAACGAGCCGGGCAGTTCAGGTGGCTACCAGTATTGGAAACTGCTTCCTAAGTCTGGTGACACCGGCGGGTCCACCCCTGAACCTAGCCAGCCCAGCCAGCCCACGGAACCACCAACGTCGTCTGTTTCCGCCTGGCGCACTGGAGTTAACTATAAGAAGGGCGACCTAGTGACTGTTGATGTTTACGGTGACGTCTACAGGTACACAGCCCTGGTGGACCATTACTCTATGACGGACAACAAGCCCTTTTATGGGTCCGTGGAAAACATCTACTGGGGTAACCCCACTAAGGTTAATTAAGGAGGAACTATGGTCACTTACCCAATGAAGCCTGGGACCTACCAGGTCTCTAGTGGCTACGGCCCCCGTTGGGGCACGTTCCACGCGGGGCTAGACTTCGCCGCGCCAATCGGCACGCCAATCTACGCGGCCGCGGATGGAGTGGTGGTCGAGGGACGAGAGCGCTATAACGTCTCTGGCTTCGGCTCCTGGATATGGTTGGACTGCCAACAGTCCGCGGGACGAGACTTCATCTATGGCCACGTGAAGCATGACGACATCCAGGTGAAGGCGGGCGACCGAGTCCGCGCGGGCCAACAGATTGGCGTAGTCGGCAACGAGGGCGAGTCCACCGGCCCCCACCTCCACCTTGAGGTGTGGGGCGCGCCCGGAAGGCTCGGAGGAGCGCACGAGGACCCGGCCCGCTACCTGAGCCGGGCCACCACTCCTCAGGGCGCGGGAGATACCACCGAGCGCCGCGGAGACACTATCTTCGGCATCGACATCAGCGAACACAACAACGGCCTAAGCTGCGTTCAGGCCAAGCAGTCCGGAGTGGAGTTCGCCATCATCCGACTGTGCGACGGCACCTACGTCGACCCGGTATTTCACTCGCACCTGGAGGACGCCGAGCAGGCCGGGCTGCTGGTGGCGACCTACTGGTACCTTCGCGCCCCCTCGGAGGGCACCACCATAGCCCAGCAAGTGGATGTGGTAGACCGCCAGATGGGCGGACGCCGAGACCTGCCGGTGTGGATTGACGTCGAGAGCATCGACGAGCGGTTCCCGCCGGGCGACCCGCGCCACTATCTGCTGCGCGGCGAGGACGTTTGGGAAGCCAAACGAGAACTTGAGCGGCGTGGATACCGTGTCCCCGGCGTGTATTCCGGCGCGTGGTACTGGGAGCACATGCCGGGCGGCGAGCCGTCCATGCAGGGACTCGGCGCACTCTGGTGCTCCAACTACGGGGACAATAACGGGGTTGGTCAGCCGCGTGCCTTGTACGCGAGCGAGGGCGGCGACCACCACCCCGGCTGGGACTACCCGCTGGGTGACCGGAAACCAGACCTTTTGCAGTTCGGGTCGCGTGGCACCGTCGCGGGCCACCCCAACGTGGACATCAATGCCTACCGGGGCAGCAAGGCGCAACTACAGGCATTATTCACCGGGAAACCAGCACCTAATGAGGAACCATCGGAGGAAGAAATGAACAAGCTCTACAGGCAGATTACGACATTCATCAGCGGCTACCTTGGCCCGCAGATTGACGCTATCCAAGAAATCTGGAAACAACTAAGGGGGCCATCGGGCAACGGCTGGGAGCAACTAGGGCAGAACAGCAAGGGGCAGAATCTCACCCTCGTGGACGCAGTAGCCGCAATCCGCCAAGACCTTGCCCGCATCGAGAAGAAGCTGGAGGAACGCTAATGGCCAAGCATCACACCAATCCCGCACCAAAGCCCCGCGCCGTCATCGGCACCCCATGGTGGATACGCCTAGCCGTGTACGTCGTGGTCGCCGCCGTAGGCCTGGCCCTCGTCGCCTTCGGCATCGTCAGCCCTGACGAAGTAGACGGTTGGCTTGGCCAAACCGGCGGATTAGCCGCACTCATTGGTGGTTTCCTCGCCGCGGTGAATACGGGCCGTGAATCCGATGAAGCCCCCGTAGGCGTAGTCATCGAGCAGCCCGCCACACCAGAGCCGGAGGATGCGCCCACCCTGCCGGTCTACACCGGGCCAACCACAGCAGGGGAGTAGTCGTGAGATGGGAAGAATGTAAACGCCGTCTCGCTCGGTGGATGGTGTCAGATGCTGCGGGCCTGCTAATTCTCGGCAGTATTTCTATAGCCCGCGGCATGTCCTATACACCTCTGCTAGTAGACCCGGAGCGTAAGCCTACGCACTTTATGGAGAGTGTTCTTAACCCTCCCTCGTGGGCTGTGGTGTGGCTTCTCATGGGCGCGCTCTGTCTTTGTGCAGTTAAGTGGCACAGGTTTGTCCCCGCCGCCGTTGGTGCTGTTGTGGGCCTGCATTCCATGTGGGCGCTCAGCTTCATTTTCGCTACGATTCTCGGCGACCTGGGCCGCGCTTGGGTGTCCTCCCTTGGCTATATCGGCATCGCCGCCATGACCCTCTACGCCTACGGACGGGGGCAGAGTAATGAGATGAAGCTGGTCGATGGGAGGTGACGGGCATGCCCGTAGACGGGCCGCTGGCAACCATCATCGTCGGTGTGATTGGCGTGCTCGGCACCCTCATAGGTACTCACCTGACGGAGAAAAGCCAGAAGAGAAAGACGGAAATCGAGGCCCGAGGGCCCGAGTGGGAATCGTTTACTAAAAGCATTCGTGAGTGGACGAATGAGCAGCTGGAAGCCCGCGACAAATCGATTGCGGAGATGCGGGGCGAAATTGCGGAGCTACGCGACAAGCTGGAGGTCTGGAAAAGCCGGTATTTTATAGCGGTGAATCATATTAGGCAGTGGCGACTGAAGCACCCGGAGAGCGTGGCTGATATGCCTATTCCTGACGAGCTGGAAAACGACTTTTGAAAGTCTTTGAAGTTTAGGAAGTTTGACCCTCACCCCTCGTGGGTGGGGGTCTTTTCGTCGTTTTAGGGGGCAACCTCAAAATCAAAGTCCGCCATCGTGTACGCCATGTGGATATGCCCCATAAGGGCGGTGTGTTCGGAGCGGCTAAGCCCATCGCCTGTAACCATGTTGGTGAGAATCACAGGTTTGCCTTCTGCCTCTGCCTGCTCGGCAATCTGTAGGGCTTGGTCGATACAGTCTGCGAACCGCACCCATTTGTCCTGGAGCCATACACCGGCATCGAGTGGGGGCTGGTGGGTGGTTTCCCACCGTTGGGCGGTTCGTATGTTCACGTCGCAGGCGGTAGCTACGTCCTGGGAGGTTAGGCCCATGCTGGTGCGTAGGATGCGAAATTCATTCGGGGTCATGCTTGTGTCCTTACTTCGGTAATGATGCCGAGATTAAAGTATTGGCTTCCGACTTTGCGGTCGATGGTGCCCCACTGGCCCGCGGTGTTGGTACGCCGGAACGTCACGTCTTCGGGGAAGTACTCTTTGAGGACGGTGTACATGTCGGGGCCGGTGTAGGTGCCAAGCGTAGTGGTGATGGTCTGAATTTCGGACTTTCTTTCCGATTGTGCGGCCTCTTCCAGGGGTGTTCCCCTTGCCGTCTAACACCATTATATGCCGTAGTTTACGACATTGCAATTTGTGGGGATTGCGTCCCGCGATCCCGCAAAAATCCCGCAATTCGCTTTGTAACCCCCGTAATTACCGGAATTGTTGGAAGTATCGAAACCCTATGACCTGCGTTGATAAGTAAACCGCAGGTCAGTCTTAGGGCCCAATAACTAGCAATCGTAGTACGCCCACAACCCACTAAATACCCCCTCGACCAGCACGAACACTGTCTCTAGACCCCTCATCATCGCCCGAAATCCCGCACAAATCCCGCACCTGCGGCACCATCCCACGCAA